GACCCAGATAAAATTAATAAAGGTGGTTTCTTTGCACACGAAGTTGATGCAATAGTTCCGGAAGCTATATCCGGTGAAAAAGATGAAGTTCAAAAATATAGAGAAAACCAAGACATACCAGAAGGTAAAAGTGTTGGAGATAATATTTTAGATAAAGATGGAAATACAATTCCAGAGTATCAAAGAATTGACCACTCTAAAATGATACCAGTTTTAACTAAAGCATTACAAGAAAGTATTACAAAAATAGAAACTTTAGAAACAGAAATGACAGCTTTAAAAGCAAGAGTTAAAACATTGGAGGATGCATAATGGCTAGTGAAATAAAAGTAGATACCATATCAGAAAAAACATCAGCTAATGGAGTAGCTATAGATAGTGTTACATTAAAAGATGGTAATGTTACTGTTGCTGATGATAAAGGAATAACTTTTGGTACTGGTGGAGATTGGCATTTAGCCGCTGCTGCTGGAGAAGGTAGTATTCAATTATTTAGAGGTACTGATAATACACAAGGAGCTGAAGAAGGTAAAGTATCTATGTCTGCTGGAGCAACAGGAAATGAATCTGCTGTTGTTATTGCAAGTGGAGAAGGTGAAAGTTCAAATGCTAGAGTATATCTTTATAATGATCAAGGAGATGATAGTGATAATACTTGGTTAGTAGGAGCTGATGATGGTCATGCTGTTATTGATGTTGGAATGAATACAACTCGTCAAAATATTGGTTTTGATGGAAATGGTAATGGATATGCAGATGCAACATGGCAAGATAATACTTATGATTATGCCGAGCTATTTGAATGGAAAACACATTTATCTAATGACAGCGATATAAATGCTCTTTG